AAAGGGCGATATGATAGGTTGGGTATTTCTTCACGAAAGTGTTGTATTTGAAACTTCTGATGTAAAAATTGATTGGGGTTTTAAAGCTTCAATTTCGTAGTAAAAAAATGTGGTTTCGTAGGACGGCCTTTCGGGGCCGTCTTACAGGGGCCCAAAACCAGCAACAAACAGCCGACATCTGCCGAGAGGTGTTAGGGGCAGCGATAATAGAAAGAGTAAACCAGCTGCTTGCGGCATGATGATGCAGAGGGATTCAAAAACAAAATTATGAGCGAAGCAAGAATTACAATATATGAATTTAATACAAAAATTTAGAAGGCTCGGTCAACAAATGAGTGGATGGTCGCAGGCAATGGATATGCAAGACGCACAAATGCTGCTTGCAAATAAACTGTATGCAAAAAACGGGTTAGAATTAAAAATGACTTGTGGTGCTTGCCCTGAGCAATACGATGTTTTCAAGGACGGCAAGCAAGTTGCCTATTATCGTTTAAGACACGGGGAGTTTAGGGTTGATTATCCTGAATGTGGCGGCGAAACTATCTACGAAGCAGAGCCATCTGGTGATGGAATTTTTGATGACAATGAAAGGCTTGTTTACTTGTCAAGGGCGATGCGTCAAGTCCTTTTGAAATTAAAGACTGTTACGGATGGCTGCTGCCAACAACCATATCACCCCAACAAACCATGACCTCCTCATCCCAATTTGCCGAACTGCCGCCGTGGATGCGCTACGGGCTACGGGTAACCGCCGGCGGCCGCCTCGGCACCATAACCAGCATTTCTCGCATGGGCATCTATGTAGAGTACGTGAGGGTGAGGCTAGACGGGGAGAGCCAAAGTATAAAGTATTCAGTAAGTGAGATAAAACCAATCCAATGAAAAAAGAACACGCCATAAACGTACTCAACCGCATACGGTCGATACAGGACACAAAGTCAAAACTCCGAGAACTTGGTGTTGATTTAATCGACTATCAAGATGGCGTAAACCTCCTTGAAAAATCGGTCGCCATTCTTTTTGCACAAGACGAACAGCAATTTGGGGTGGTATTAGATGACATCCAATGGTGGCTGTATGAAGAAGTCGAAAAAGTCATTACTCTTAATGGCAAGAGAATAGACGTTACGTCGCCAGAAGCGTTTGTGAATTGGATTGAAGAGTTTTGCGCCAGCAAAGACTAAAAACAACAACCCTAAAAAACGATACAATGAAACAATCTACCGCATCTATCAGAACTACCGCTGTAGCAACGTGCAGATTTTGCACATTGCTTTTGACGGGGGGCGCTATTATTTGAAAAAAAATGGGCAAGTATTTAGACTTTGAAAAAGACGAAAAGGGTTATAAACCGTTCGTTGTAAGCAAAGATAATGTAAAAGCAAACATAGGGAAAAGGATATGCTATGTTGATTTTGTAGAACCATATCGAGGAACGTACTTTGTAAGATATGGCACTATTCATTCGATAAGATATTCTCGTATTCTCCTTGACGACATGAATAGAGAGGTGGATATACGAGATATTAAAGAAGCTGGAATACAAGTAGAGGGCGGTCAGTAGCCTTGGTTGGATTAACGATAACGCCTTGGGAGGGCTTTGTAAAACCCAAAGTTAAACAAAATGAGACATGTATTTTATTTCTTAGCGACTGCATCAGCATCATTGATGCTAACAAGCTGTTCAGAGAATTATTCAAATGGCGAAAGAATCGGAGTTATTACCCAATTTTCAGAAACGGGGTTAATTTGGAAAAGTTGGGAGGGACATTTAAATGTAACTCAAACAGGAATGAATAGCAGCGTTCCGTTTGATTTTTCAATTGACAATGACAGACCCGACCAGCAAGTAATTAATACTTTGGATTCTGCCGCACAGCATGGATGGAAAGTAAAATTAGTTTACCATGAAACTGCTGGTAAAAATTGGTTTAAAAACAGAGGCGAGACGAGTCATTTTATAACTAAAGTAGAGTCCTGCTTGTGAATGAAAAAGCATTTAATATCAATTATCCTCCTTTTGGGAGCTTTAATTTGGTTTGTAATTTTTGCAGCCGACTACACTTATCATAAAGATTTTATGACTTGGATGCTCTTGTTGGCATCAATAACATGGTGGACTTGCGGAATGATAAACTTTATTATTGAGCGCACTTCTTAAAATGGCAACCAACAAACGTATTCAAACAACTATCTTAAGCCGCATCCCCCACATAAAACACAACCAACATGGAAAACGCAATAGACATAGAAAGCAGGATTGGAGAGATATTGCTAGCTAATTTTGCAAAAGGGGATTTCCGAGCTGCAAATGAGCAGTTAATGGATTTGTTTGCTTCCATGCTGACAGAAGCAGACGACAGCACCTATATGCAGATAATAAACTATGGATTGCAATGGGGAGGCTGCAACCCTATGAAATGGAAGATAGGCCAAGATGTGGTCGATTACGCCAAATCAAAACACAGGCTTTTTGTGTCTTCCGATAATAATCAAACACCAACATCTTAACCCCACGAACAACACCAATCCACCAAAATCAATATAGAAATGGCAGTACCAGTAATTATAGACGACATTGCGGTTCAAATTCCTGAAGCCGCCGAAGAAATAAGCCTCTGGCAGTACTTGGTGTATGTCAAACATGGGCAGGCTGTAAGCCCGATGATGTTTGCGGAGGCGTTTTATCTTGGCAGCAAGCCTATCGACCCAAAGACATACTATATAGCCGAGGCGTTCTTGTCAGATGTCTTAGCCGAGGCACATCGGGGAGTCTTGGCCAACAACATGAAAGCTCCAAATTACCTCGGAGTAGAAATTGACGACATAGGCAAGTTGAGTCTGGCGCAGTACAAAGACTTGGAAATTCTCGCCCGTGAGTACAATGCCAAGAGGCAAGAAGATGAGCATTTGGCAACACAGGAGTACTTACCTTATATAGTCGCGATATATCTTCAGCCAATCGTATTTAAACAGCCTTACGACAACGAACAGGCGCACGAGCTAGCACCTCACTTACTTAGATTATCGGCTATTGACATGTTTCGGATGGCCAATTTTTTTTTGCTGAAATTGGTCGAATTGAAGAGTGGCACAAAGGCAGACTTGCAGAGTCGGCAATTGAAACCGAAGAAATGGATGCAGGCTATGGCGAGCTTCAAAAAGCGGCTGGGTTTACGCTCACTCTCCACGCGCTTGCAGGCGGAAGTTTTGAAACAGAAGATTACATCTTGAAACAATCGGTATATCGCGTGTATCGCAAAATTCAACTAAATTCGCACATTGCCGAATGTGGGCGAAATATGCGCGAACTGGCAAAGGCGAAACATGGAGTATAGCGATATCATTGATTTGCTTCAGACTGCGGCAACAAACATGCCGCTTACCATTGCTTTCGGTCATGGCCGAGCTGATGACTTTAGCGTGTGGCAAAAAACATATCCTGCCATTTGGTGCGACCCTATACGTGTAACCCCTGCGCAGGAAGATGGCGTAAACACCATAGAGGCGAGGCTCGAGTTGGTATGTTTCGCAAAGGCAACCCCAGACAATAATAGAACAGCCCAAACCTCTACATACAACGAGGCTCAGGCCATTTTATCTCAATATCTTACTGTCTTGTATGAACAGGCGGATGTGCTAGCCATTTCCAAGCAAGCATTTGAGCCGCTTTTGAAATCCCCGATAGGGGGAGATAATACAAGCGCGTCACGCATCACCGCTATAATCACTTTGCCCAATCGATACGATTGCTGACATATTCACAACCGAGGCACAATCAGCGATTGCCAATATCCGCGACAACATGGACGCGAAGGACTTCAACGCGTCTGGTGAGACAAAAGACAGCTTGACATTTGAGGCAAACAACCAAACATTAATCATTTACGGCCATAAGTCGCTCCGGTGGGCTGAGACAGGGAGGCCGCCAAGAACATCGTCTACGCCAAGTGGTCTAAAGGACAAGATATTGGCGTGGATGGGGTATAGGGGTATTGGCCAAGACTTGACGGACAAAAAGAAGGAAGGACTTGCTAGGTTTTTAACGTGGCGAATAAATACCATCGGAACACTGCTTTGGCGGTCGCATGGAAGCAAGGGCAAGAAGAGGAATATCTATTCGGAAGAGCTGGACGTAATGGTAGGCAAGATTGAAGATAAGATAGTTATATCAATAGTTAAACAAATTACAGATGGCATTGACGGTACTGGCAAGGCCAGAAGCACAGTTAGTAGAGGGTAGCGAAGTCTATTACATAAGCAGGTGGACGGCGTCAGAGCTTCCAATTGTGTATGAGATTGATAGCGACATCTACCCGACCAACACAGTTGACGGTGCGTTTGCGTTCGCAAGCGTTGCAAACAGCGGAGGGTATGCGCAGTTGTATAGTGCCTCTGGGTTCGGGTCGCTTGTCGCTGGCGACACAGTAGACATTACGACAACAGGCAACTACCCAGCTAGTGCAAGAGTTAGGAGCGCGACAAGTACCACGCTAACAATTGATACTGTTTACACGGCATCCGCAAACGGGACGGTGAAGAAAAAATATACGGGGTATGCGATTGTGGTTAAAGTGTTTGTTGGGTTGCCCGAGACGCACCCGATGCACAGCAGCAACCCAATTGCTTATGTCGGGTCGTTCGCCGTTTCCCCATCGTTGAACAACACAGCCAAAGTAGATGTTGGCGGTTTTGTCCGTTCCCAATTGTCTGTAACTGGGGCGTTTGTTGAAAGCGGCGTAGTAAACAAGAACGACCTATTGGCTGCAACTGGCTTCTATGTCTCTTTTGCCGAAAGGTACGACATCCCTAACGCGTCTGGAGTTCCCGAGAGCGAAACGGGCGTTTACGAGATTGACTATTTGGACGGGTGTAGCACCCCTCCTCTTGGAGCGATAACTAGCTTTGCATCTACCAGTCGGCAGTCCACGGCGCAAGAACCTTTTGCCTCAAATGGCTACGCGATGGTGGCGGACTTTAATGCCTATGAGTTAACCGAGTCACTTAGAAAGACGGGGTTGGCTCTCAAAGCTGGCGTCACATACAATCTAACCGTTGATTACTATGTTAGTTGTTTAGGGGCAACAATGGATGTCTACTTTGCCATCGGAAAGGCATCAGATACCCCAGCAAACACTGGACTAAAATACAGGATAGGGCAAGCGCAGCATAACGGCGTAGTCGGTAATCAAAGCATTCAGATAGAGTTTACCCCGTTGGAGGATTGCGATATCCTGGGGATGGCCGCCAATCTAAACCAACGCAATGGCACTAGTTTCATATACTTTCTATCTGCTACATTTGCGGAGACAGTTTATGACGAGCCAGATTGCACACGCTACATGTGGGCAGCGAAAGCCACTCGCCAATTCTACGACATCGACCTTGGAAAGTCGGCGTATGCTGGCAATATGGGCGAGTATGTACAGAACTATAACGAGGGGGCGTTTGCAAACAAGTTCCTGACAACCAACACAGACCTTGAGTTGTTTACTGGCAATTACTTCGATGTTAGTAGTTGTTTGCCTCAGGACGTGCTGGACATCCCGTATACCGAGGACGGGCTATTGCTTGAGGTCACCCGACTGGACAGCCAACTAGGGGAAGTATCGGTCGATAATTACGAAGTAGTAAACGAGGGGGACGGCATCTATCGACATAGGCTAGACGAGTTGACGGAGGGTGCGGCATATCTTGACGTGAGGTTGCACAGAGAAGAACGCACCAAACTAGGCTTGCTGGTTTTAAACGGGCAAAATGCCAACCAGATTACAGCTATTTATGACGGGGCGACCATTCAGTTGTCGTTGCCGAATTGCTTCGGGGCTATCGCCCAAGGCACAACGAAAATCAGGTATATCGAAAAGTCTGGCACGTCCCCCAACATAACATACGCGCTTAAAGAGCTAGACCTGTCAAACAATAGCGCAATCACAGTTGCAAGTGTAGTAACAAGCGTTGATTTCAGCCCGTCATCGGCAAGGAAATTCGCAAACGGCGACTACGTGGCATTCCAGAGGTATACCACCAATGGATATATGCTTGGCTACGATGGCTCTAGTCTGGATGTTTACGACATAGGTAATAGCATCTTGACGGCAATTGGCACTAACTATATAGTAGACATTGAAGGTGGAAGTTTAGCCGATTATTATGTTGTCGTGCAGACCCCCGCGAATGCCAATGGATATGTGGTGAGGATGAATGGGCAAACGGTTGTATCCAACTATTCGCAATCGGGCATAAGGTTTGACACAGCATCGACTGGTGGAAGGTTGTTGTTTCGGCGTTTTAGTGCGGTTGTTGTCTTAGGCCGATTAATTTCACAGCCCGACAAATACTACCTGTGGCACTATGGCGAAACGTCTGGGCAGTTGATAATTGACGAGGCGATTGCCAGCAATGCCACGTCACTTGTAGGAAGCTCGAACAGCTACACCCTCACATATACTAACGCTACTGGACGAAAGGTGGTCTTTACCTCGGATTTCTTTGCTACTAAAACGACTATTCAGACAACTGACCAAAGTGTAGTCACTGTATCGCACGATAGTGCCGCTGGTAATGTGGATAGCATCTTGTATACAGAAGTCGATGGAGGCGCAGAAGCAATCGAGAGGTATAAAGGCAATGAAACGACAACGACCCCTGCATTTCAGGCGTTGACAGCAACGGGGGTGTTTTACAGATATTCTATAACCGACTATCCAGTCAGCGAAACCAAACGTGTTCGTGTTAACAGCGATTGCAGCCGTTACGACCAGCACCTTAGTTGGGTAAACGAGCTAGGAGGACGGGAGCATTTCAATTTCCGCGCAGCCAAAAGTTACGCCCTAGAGACGGAAGAGACGCAAATAGTAACTACGTCTACTCTTGCTGATTGGCCGACAAACTTCAATGGGAAGTACCAAAAGCAAAAGGCATCGACAAAGGCCAAGCGTATAATCACCATGCGTAGCCAGTATGTGTCACTTGCCCAAAAGAAAGAGCTTGCTAAAATTATCTACTCGCCTCAGGTATGGTACTGGTACGACTCCGACAAGTACATTGGGGTGTTAGTCGTCACGGATTCGATAAAAGAATATGAAGAGCTGGACAAGACGTATTCAATCGAGTTTGATATTGAGTTGCCAGACATAAACACTATCCGACTATGATAGGCGTATACATTGGCTCAAACGAATTGCCCTTACTTAACCCGATTGATTTTGGAGTGACCTATCAAGCGGCGACCTTTCAAGAGATAGGCGTTGCTCAGGGGAGCTTCTCTGTTCAGTTTGAGATTGTCAATACGGCATCGGTGGCCGAAGTGCTAGGCTATTCTACTATCCAAAACAGCGAGAGCATCACTGGCATTAGCCAAGAGATTGCCGCAACCGTACAGAATGGGGTTACTGTACTGGATACAGGTATAGTAAGAATTGACGAGGTAGAGGCGAACGTCATCCGTGCCACATTCTTCGGTCAAAACGTTGACTGGTTTTCTAAAGTTAAAGATACCAATTTGAAGGACGCCGACATGTCGTATTACGACCATGACAGGGTTGTCGCGTCAATAGACAGCAATTTCAATCGAACAACAGGCTACACATATCTGCTAACGGCAACGCCAACCATAATCGCCAAAAGCAACCATAAATTCGACCTTGGAGAGGTCTTCCCTGCGCCGTTTGTAAAAGACGTGTTAAGAGGGGTTTTTAAAAAAGCAGGCTACAACGTGACAGGCTCGCTATTCCAAGACCCGTTGTTCGATTGTTTGCTAATGCCATTTAACGGAAGCTCGTGGCCAAGCCAAGCCGATTGGAATACTCAACGTAGCGGCACGGCCTCGTTTGGCTTTGGCAATGGCTTCGCAAAAGGAAACATACCTGCGCTTGCTGGGCTTACGCGACTGACCAAGACAACCAACTACTGTCAGGTCATTGGTAACAATGCTGGCTGGTTTGACTCGACAACAGGCATATTGACCGTAGCCGAGAATTGTATAATCGAGCTTGAGATATCGATTAATTCCGAGAGCGTAAACAACTCGTCAGGCTCGGCGGTGGTTAGTCTTGGTGCAAGCGTTGCAGGAAGCTATGTGATTAACCGAACGGTAGCAGGGTCGCCAATATCTTACCCATACATCGGGGGCTGGTCGAACGACACCTATAAGGCTCAACTGTCCATGACCGCAGGGCAACAGGTTTGGCTAGCCAATATCAACAGCAACGTAAATCGTCCTTATACATTGTCTGGGGTACTAAAATGGACGCTCATTCAAGGGGGGACGGTCGATGTCGCGAGTTTTTGCCCAGACATTACATGCGGCGATTTGCTTGAATGGCTTGCTGCCACCCATGGCGTGTTGGCTACTTATGACAGGGTCGAGAATACGGTTAGGTTGGACTTACTAAAAGACATTGAGTTATTGCCCTCTGAAGATTGGTCTGGGAAACTAGATGTGACAGAGCCGCCAGTCCGCAACTTCAACACAATGCTTGATGGATATGCCGTTAAGAACAACTACATGTTTTCGGGCGAGAATACGGACGGGAACGGCCATGTACAGGTTGATAACTCATGGCTAGACGCTGAACGAGACGCTGCCCCTGACGTGTTTGGTTTCGCAAACCTCCGATATGGGTTTAATGGGGCAACCTACAAGTTGCCGTTGCTAGATACGCCACTTGATGACACCCCCTTAATTGCCTATTCTCTCAAGTCTACGATAATCAGCAACTTGACAAATGGCAATTTGACGCACGTTGAGAACAACACAACAGGCGTTGTCCAGTACTATATGACATGGGCTTGGATGAGAACCGCCGCAGCAGGGATTGTTATTGGCGATGTCGTTGCCTTTGGAGAAAACGAGCCAAGCGTCAAGACTGCATTTGAAGTATCGTTTGCCGACAGCGTCAAGACTAATTTAATCGAACGGTACTTGCAGCCTCTATACGATAGACTGTTAAAGATGGAATTGGTCGAATGCAGCCTAAGATTGTCAGATATAGACATCGCTCAACTAGACTATCGAAGGTTGAAGTATATCGAGGAACTGGGCGGATATTACTACATAAACAAGATTATTCAATACAACGGCTCGCCGTCTACAAGGTGTGAGCTGGTTAAATGGAACTGACATGGCAGACGAAAGAGACGTTTTAATTAAAATCCAAATCGAGAATGCTGCCCAACTAGAGCAGGCAAGCCAAAATCTGAAAGACCTTAATCGCCAGTATAAAGAAGGTAAGATTAGTGGTAGTGAATTTGCTAAGGCGCAAGCCGAGCTAAAGCAGCAGACGGAAGCTATTAAGCAGCAGTTCAAGCAGCAGCAGTTAGAGGTACTGGCCTCCCAAAACACGCTTGAAGGGTTGCGTGCCAAGTACAAGCTACTGACAGCAGAAGCTACCAAGCTAGACGTTGGGAGCAAAGAGTTTGCGGCAACTCAAAGAGAGGCGGGGGCATTGTCTGCGAGGCTTAAAGAGCTAGAGGGGGGTCTTGGCCAAAACCAGCGCAACGTTGGTAATTACAAGGAAGCCTTGGGGCAAGGCAAGGCTGCGCTTGGGAACTTTGCGCAAGGGGTGACAGGCGTCAATATGGCAATGGCTGCTAGCCCAATCGGCATGATTATAGCTGCGCTTGGCATTTTGACCAAGGCCGTCAGCACAAGCGATTCAGTTATGGTGTTTTTCAAAGGGACGTTAAGAGCCATAAACGACCTGTTTGCTCTGCTTGGAAGGTCGGTGCTTGACCTAGGCAAGCTACTGACTGGCCAAATGTCATTCAGCCAGTTCACCACCTCTTTAAAGGAGAATGCTTCAGCTCTCAAACAGGCAGCCAGTGCTGCAATTGACTATGAGAAAGCACTGGACGACTTGGAGGCTCAGCAAAAAGAAAACCTCGTCACCGAGGCAAAGCTATCGGCAGAAATCCGAGTGCTTGAACGTCAATTTAGAGACACAACAAAAAGCATAGCCGAGCGCGAAAAGATAAGCCAGCAGATACAGCAGCGAGACGAAGAGCGACTAAAGGTAAGGCTGTCGGCTATTGACCAAGAGATACAGGCTAACCAGAAGTACCTTGCCTCGCTTGCGAAGAACAGCAACGAACGCGAAGAAATTAGTTTCAAGCTGCTGGAGCTAGAGGCCAAGAGAATAGACATGCAAGGAGAGTCGTTAGCGTTGCAGGAAAAGCAGGAGGCTCGTTTAAACAAGCTGGCAGAAGAAAGGCAGGCACGCGCGGAGAAAGCAAGGCTAGCACAGGAGGCGGAGCTAGAACGACTAAGAGGCCAAGAAGATAAATTCAATAAGATGCTTGCCGAGGACAGGAAGAAGCAAGAGGCTGCTTTGCTCAAAGCGCAAGAGGCAAGCAATCGAAAAAAGGAAGAGCTAGAAAAAGAGGCTACACGAGTAAAAGAAGAAGAGGCTAAGAAAAGAGCAGAGGCAGAGCGAAGAGTATTCGAACAACAGAAGCAGATAGAAACCGCACGCGTTAGCCTCTTACAAAACGGGGTTGCCATTGCCAGACAGTTGGCGGGAGACAATAAAGACGCGCTAAAAGCAATCAGCTACGTGGAGGCGGTAGTCAATACTGCCAACGGGGTTACTCGTGCCTTGGCCTCCGCACCACCGCCGTTTAATTTTGCGCTTGCCGCATCGGTAGGTGCGCTTGGGGCATTACAGATAGGAACAATCGCTGCTGCCGCAGGAGGTGGGGAGTTCTTGACAACCAAGCCAACTATGTTATTGGTCGGGGACAACCCAGGAGGCATCGAAAAGGTTACCGTTGAGCCAATTTCGGGGAAAGGCCAAACCCGTATAACGCCACAAAGCGGCCTGATTGCAATGGCAGGCGGGGGGTCTTTGACTGCTATTGGAGGGTCTACTGCAATAAGCCAATTGTCTGCGCCTGTTAAAAACGAGATAGACCAAACGCGTATATTCGCGAAGATGTTGGCCAAGACACAATTAACGGTGGGTGTGACCGACATCAATAAAGCACAAAAGAGGGTTAGCGTTTCTGAAAGCCGAGCAAAACTAAAACGAGCATGAAATACGCCGCAAGTATCATAAATCAAGTATGTCCAGAGTGTGACGGGGGCAAGATTGCCGCAGCCCTCTACCGAGCAGGTGTTTTGGCCACCTCCGTCATCGAGCATGATTACGAGGTGTTTCTGTGCTTCCTGCATAATTTGGAAGAGGCGCATAAGGCAAAGGTGAAGAAGCCTACGCAATGGGCTAATGCCAAGACAAGAGAAAGATACAAGATTGACCGCTTTCGTTTATGGAGAATAAAAAATCGATTTTTATGACAGACGTTGCAAGCGACTGCAACACATAGGTAATCAATATCAACCGATGCTGATATTTGCGCAATGCAAGGCACAATCAGCATATTCGGTAATATCGGCTCTGGCGGGGTAACCGCAGAGGGCGTTAAAAAACAATTGGCGGCTGCCGCTTCAGCGAAAGAGCTAGTTGTAGAAATTAGCTCGAACGGCGGAGAAGTATACGAGGGCTATACCATTTATAACCTAATCAAGGGGGCAGGCAAGCCAATAACGGTTAAGATAAATGGCATTTGCGCCTCAATCGCCACGCTTATTGCATTGGCGGGGGATAAAATAGAGATGGCCGAGACGGCTACATTTATGATACACGACCCTTTGGTCGGTGTGCAGGGTACGGCGAATATGCTCAGAAAGGCAGCCGACCAACTTGACCAAATCAAAGCCCAAATTCTCGCTGTTTACAAGAGCCGTTTCAAAGGCAGCCCCGAAGAGCTGTCGGCATTGATGTCTAGTGAAACCTACTTTAATGCAAAAGACGCTCTAGCTGCTGGCTTTGTAGACGAGATAATCGAGCCACTTCGAGCAGTGGCATACTTAGACGTAACCAAATTTGAATCGATGGATAAACCAGACTTGATGCAACAGATAGCTAAAGAGCTGTCAGGCATCAAAAACATGTTTGCAAAGTTCGTGCCTAAAGATACGGGAATGGAGCTTGAGGACGGCTCGGCCGTAACGCTACTAGAGGACGGTACAGTAGTTAAGGAGGACGGAACGCCGTTACCAGACGGGACTTATAAGCTAGCCGATGGGACTGAGCTTGTAGTAGCTGGCGGCAAAAAAGCTTCGGCACAGGCTGACCCATTGGCAGAAGCCAAAGCCGAAATTGAATCGCTAAAAGCTCAACTGGCCGAAAGAGATGCCGCATTTGCGCAAGCTACAAATGAGTTGGAGGAGAAAGGTAAGGCGTTTGCCGAACTAGAAGCCAAGGTGACCGAAGTGATGAATAAGATACCAGTTGGGAGGCCCTCTAATTTCGTTGCGCCAAACCCCAAAATGCCACTCGACAAGGCAAATGATGAGCCTTTGGCAGCGTTTGTAAAAAACATTGTTAAACAAAACTATAACGACTAAATAAAATGTCAATATCACAATCATATAACTATACGTGGAATGGGCAGATTACAAATGACTTCATTCTCAAACCTATTGTTGCAGGGGCAGACTTGCAAAAGCTGTTTAACGTAAAGACAGGAATAAAGAACAAATGGCAAATCCCATTGGCCGTAGCCAATGAAGACGTTATTCGTCAGTACGATGGCAACTGTGGGATGCCTACTGCGGTATCTGTCGGAACGCTTTCTAACCGAACGCTTCAGCTAGAAGAGGTGATTGTCCCTTTGACAACATGTAAAGACGAGTTTGAAAACCAGCTGACAGAAGATTGGTTGAGGACGGGCGTAACGATTGGCGATATTGGCGGTACAGATGCCGAGAAGCTAATAATGTCACTGTTGGAGAAAGGAGTAAACAGGAGCTTGCGTAGACAGTTGGCATTTGGAAGCCGCCTTAGCACAAACACTGCCCTCAATGGTATCACGGGTCTTTGGACAAGACTAATTGCTGGTGTTGCCGATTCTTACTGCGTTGACAGGGTGGACAATATTGCTACTCTTAATACTACTTCAGGTACACGAGCAGTTGACTATCTCGAGAACTTGTACAAAGGTGCTGACACATTGCTCAGGCAGATAGACGCGTCCAAGAAAGCATTCTTCGTGACCGTAAACATTTGGGACAATTACCGTTTGTACTTGCAAACAACCAACGCCGCATCCATTGGGACGTTGCAGCTGGAGAACGGGGTGACAAAACTATACTATCAGGGGATTGAGGTAGTCCCAATGTACGACTGGACGCAAGACATCGCAAGCTACTCGCTAGGGTCTCCTTCGCGCATCTTGTATACAACCCTCGATAACCACTGGATTGGCGTTTCTGCTGCCGCTGACCAAGGGCAAATTGAAGGATGGTTCGAGAAAAAAGAGAACAAGTACTACCACAGAATGCAGTTCAAATTGGGCTACCAATACGCGCACTGTGACCTTCAGGCTGTTTCATACGGCGCAGCTTCCTAGTTATTAACCAGCCCCTAGAAATAGGGGCTTAACCCTTAAAAATATGAGCTGCTTATTAACAGGAGGAATATTGGCAAGTTGTGACGACTTGCAAAAAGTAGGAGGTGTCAACAAGACCTTCTACGCCATCTCGAAAGACGATATCACTGCATATACTGATTCTGAGGGGTTTGTGACTGGATTTACACTCTCTAGCGTGTATGCTAGTTGGTATACGTTCACGAGTCGTAAACGTGCGCACGTGGCAAGTGACGAGCTGGTTGTACAAGCTGGTGCAAACAGTCTATTCAGGCATACATTTATCGCGAAGGTGGTTAACTCAAATCCCACAGACGATGGTATTATTGAGGTACTCAAAAACACCGATGTAGTTATTGTCTATAAGACGAACAACAACGAGTGGTTTGCGATGGGCATAGACAATGGCCTAGAGCTAACAGCCCAAACGCAAACAACTGGCACGGAAGGGGCTACGGACGTCTCAACAACCCTGACATTTACAGGGGAAGAAAAGAAGAAGCCGAGGCGGTTAAATTTGACTGGTGGTAATCAGGCTTATTTTGACGCCAACGCGGAGTAGATTGCTTGGTAAGGACGATAAAGGGAGGGGGTTATGCTCCCTCTTTTTTTTGTCGTAACTATTGGCTATAATTGCGCTATAAACAAGCAACATGAAAGAGCGATTACTATCACTTTACACCACTTTACCCAGAGTGGTAAGATGCGAAGGAGAACATGAGGTAATTAAGACCCAGATATTTGAGGCCGTCGGTATCTACAACAGTTTGACTGGGGAAGCGGTCGCGAAGGGGTTGTGCCGATGGTCAGAAAACAGGGAATTGATACGCAAGTACCTAAAAGGCGCAGGGCTGATATGAACAAGCAAATATACATGATTTCTTTCAACGCCTATACGCTGGAAGAATCGATTGCCGCCGACCCATCGGCAACCCATGTGCTACACGACACCCTTACGCCTTGGTTCGAGAACGCCGCAATTGTCTCGCAGCCCCTTGGAGACGGCTATACAACGTTCCTGTCATGGAAGTTCTATGATACGGCAACGAATATCGAAGGAAGGGCATATCAGCCACACGACATACATGGTTATGGTGGAGACGCAGACGTAGTTATATTTGGGACGGCCAATGTAGCCAGCAACGTGTTTGTTCAGGCCGAGCGTGTGCATACAGGCATCAAGGCGATATACCAAAAGCTATTTAACAAAATGGGCGTAGAATTTGCCTATGCCCTACACTACGAATGGCCGATTTATCGCAACTACTTTATGGCAAAGAAATGCGTTTGGGAGGATTATATTGCCAACTACCTGAAGCCAGCGATTGCCATACTAAAAGATACGACAGACGAAGAGATGCAGCGTATGGTATGGCAGAAATGCCCGTATCCTTTTATGGAACGCCGCTTTGTTGAGTTCCCACAGTTAAGGCAAAAGTGTATCGATGCATTTGGGATTGAAGGCTACCCGTACCACCCGTTTGTAATTGAAAGGCTGCCGACATTGTTTTTGCAAAGCAGAGACTACAAAGTAGAGCGTATATGAGAAACATCCATTTTATCCACGCCTCACGAGGCCGCGCAGCACAAGCATTGCAAACGATGCAGTTGTGGATGAGGCAGTTGGCGAGTGGCGATACCTATACGGTAGCTGTTGAGGAAGACCAATTTAATGAGTACTGCCGTGTGTTTGGGGGTAACAAAGGGCATTTAATTGTCCAGAACAGCACAACAGCAATCGAGGCGTATAATATGGCGGCCAAGTCTGCTGGATATACAAGCGCGGACGATATTATTATAGCCGTGTCGGACGATTTCTACTGCATGAACGATGTGCTGGATGCAATCAGAGAGTCATGCCCTAGCGATGGAGTATTAAAGACCCATGACGGGATACAAAAGTATATTGTTACGTTACCAGTCATAGGCATGGAGTGGTACTGGAAAGTAGGTTTTGTCTACCCTCCACAATACAAGCACATGTTTGCCGATACCCATCTAACACATTTGGCCGAACTGAAGAAAAAGCTGGTCATAAATTTAGATATAGTCATACCTCACCACCATTATTCATTGGTAGGAGGACGAGACGAGGTTAATATAAGAAATGACACGACATTTAATGAAGGCCGTTTGACCTATTTGGAGTGGGCAAAAGATAAAGACCTCCCAAGCGACAAGAACCTCCGCAACTATATCCTTTCCCATAATCTATGATTACGCTATCTATTTTAATCCCAACCCTTCCAGAGCGAGCTGAATATCTGGCAAGGCTAATGGCTATTCTAACGCCACAATTAACCATGGAAGTGGAGGTGTTGACAGATGAAAGACCGCGAGGGGTTACAACTGGCGAAAAAAGAAACTGGTTGTTGTCTCAAGCCAAGGGCATATATTCGGTTTTTATAGATGATGACGATTTGGTGTCAAATACGTATGTTGCAGATGTTTTAGGACATGCAAAGCATCGTTGCGATTGTGTTACTTTTCGGGGCTTCATGACAACTAACGGGCGTTCTCTAGTTAATTTTGTCATCCGTCTAGGGGAGGCTTACGAAGAAAGGGGGGGGGTGTATTACCGTTTCCCCAACCACATAACCCCAATAAAAACAGAAATAGCAAGGAGCGTCCAATTCCCACATAAAGTAATGGGCGAAGATTACGAATGGGCGAAGAAGATTAATGATTTAGGACTGCTTAAAACAGAATCACACATAGACGAGGAGATGTACCACTACGACTATCGCACACAAAAATGAGCTATTCACAGAACAACGAAGAACAACTAGTCAAATACTACTTTGGCGGTCATGTAGGCACTTTCCTAGAAATAGGGGCAAATGACGGGAAGACACTTAGTAACTGCTACCAACTTGCATTAGACGGCTGGGGTGGGCTATGCGTAGAGCCTTCCCCTAAAGTATGGGAGTCGCTAGTAAGCACCCATGCTAATCACCCAAAAGTGCAGTGTATGAATGTGGCAATTGGAGAAGGATGCACAAAGGCCGTGTTTTATGATTCAGATACGTTACTGAAAAGCGGTGACATGGCATTGGTGTCTACTATTGAAAAGGCAGAGCTTAAAAGATGGGGGAATTCTGTGAGATTTGACGAGACAGAAGTAGAGGTAATAGACTTTGATACGATGGTTAAGTTGTCATCTCTGAAGCAATTCGACCTTATATCTATTGATGCAGAAGGGTTGGACTGGAAGATACTCAAACAGATTGACCTGATTAAAGTAGGCTGTAGAATGCTTATTGTCGAGTGGAATGGGAAGGATAAAGAACTGTACAAAATGTACTGCGAAAGTTTTGGCATGACGCTTACAAATGAGAACGGCGAAAATTTAATATTTCAAAGATGAACAAGACGGTGGTAAGTTTTGCCGATGGGAACGGCAACTATATAAAACAAATGGCGAGGCTTGGGATAAGCCTTACACAAACTGGGTTTAACGGCAATTTCAAAGCAATTAACGACTACGGTCATATACGCTCGAAACTCCACAGCGAAGTCCCTTACCAATTTAAGCCTTACGCGATTCAAAACGCGAGGGAGGAATGCGGTGGCTTGATACTATGGTGCGACTCGCCAGTATATGCAAAGAAAAGCATACAGCCAGTCTTTGACCACATAAAAGAACATGGTTACGTGTTCTTTGACAATATAGGCTATTCGGTTGGCGACTATACCTCAGACCAATGCATTGCGCACTTTGGAGTAAGCAGAGAGGAGTCGTTTAGTATACCTATGATAATGGCGTGTGTAATGGGGTTTGATTTTGACAATCTAAAGGCCGTTGAAATGTTTGACGAATATATTAAACTGGCTTCAGAGGAAACGACATACAAAGGTGCTTGGTCAAACAACAATTGCGAGGTAAGTGCAGACATGAGAGTAAAAGGCCATCGCCATGACCAATCAGTGATGAGCCTTATACTGTATAAGCACGGTATCAAGCCGATAAAGGCTCAGGATACTTTCTTTGCCTACGAGACACATAGGCAAGTAATGACAATCGCAGCGTCAGTTTGTTTGTATTCTCAGGGTATATGAAACTAGCCAAGTATATTATAACAGTACTAGACGGCTGGTGGGGCTGCCTTGTCGTAGGGCGTAACAGCAAGCTAATACGTTCTCGCCGAGAGATATGCAAAGGCTGTACTTACAACACAGCAAATGTTTGTACGTTATGCTTTTGCCCGATAAAAAGCAAAACGGCAACGTTACTATCCAAATGCCAAAAAGGATACTGGCAATGAAAATCGCAGCAATATACAGCGTATGGGATGGGGTGGAGCTTTTGCAATCCTCTATTGATAGCATCAGAAAGCACGTGCATGCGATTATAGTTGTCTGGCAAAGGCAAAGCAATTGGGGCGAAGACCTCGAAGGGCTAGAAGAAGAGGTGTCAAAAATTACGGGTATTGATGAACTGATACAATTCGCGCCGTATGTCTCGCCTGAACGGCTTAACGGGGTGATAAACGAGACAAACAAACGCGCTTTAGGCTATGCGGCTGCCAAAGCACTTGGCGCAACCCACTATATGCACATCGATTGTGATGAGATGCACGAGCCTAGCACATTCGATAAAGCAATTGACTATCTAAGCTCAGGCTACGAAAGTACTTATTGCTTGATAGACGAGTACCTCACGCCTACCCATAAGATAGGTACTTCTGGCTTGTTTGTTCCGTTCATCACTAACATATGTGTAAAATCTGGTGTTAGAAGCCTATATCCCGTGCTGGTAGACCCCACCCGTAAACCAGAAACGCGCAATGCTATCTGTGTTGGCACGATGCACCACTACACATTTGTCCGCAAAGACATCGAACGTAAGCTCAAGAACAGTTCTGCGAAAGTCAACTACAACGTTGCAGAAGAATGCAACTCAATCAGAGCTAGTATAACTAACCCCCTATATTTCAAAGGGCAACCTACTATCTTAGTGCCAGATTACTACAATCTGACGCGTGTTATACAAGATACTTAATTTGTGGCGAGGGCAAGCCCCAGAGGGTCGCAAGGATAAAAGCACCAATATTGTCAAGTACGGCAACGACAACGACTTCCCTCAACGGCTTACGGAGGCTGTTTACTCTAGCCCAACCGCACAGGCCGCGCTAGACATACTGACAAAGTACATTGGCGGAGAAGGTTTTACGGCCGAAGACATAGGCAAGGTTGTTGTTGGCGAGAAACAGACGCTTGCAGGATTGCACGGGAAACTAGTAGAAGACTTTGGTTGTCTTTGTGGTATTGCTGTCTTAGTCAGATACAATAGCAACGGGAAGCCGATAAGCTACGAGCATGTGCCTTTCGAGAATTGCCGATTAGAATTGCCTGACGAAAACGGGCAGGTTAGGCACATCCACTATAACCCGTTCTTTGGGACATCTGATTTTAAAAAGGATAAAACAGTGGCCTACCCTGTTTTTGACCAGATGGCTGCGCAGGAACAAATCAATACCCTTGGGGCAGACTTTAAAGGCCAGATATTCTGGGCGGCACTTACGCGCATAAATAATCGATTCTACCCTGTCCCACAATACTACGCCGCAATAAACGATATAACCGCAGACGGTCGACTAACTACTTTCCGCGATAGGCTCATTGATAATGGGTTCTTTCAATCCAACCTAATGACCGTAATAGGCGATAAGGACGAGAAGATACAGGTTGGTATTGACAGCGAAGGAAAGGCAATTTACAAGACCCGTGAAGAGCTGTTTAACGAGGCGATGCAGGAGAACCAAGGCGTAGAGGCCGCAGGCTCGACAATGGTGTTCTGGGTAAAGTCTGCTGAGGCAGCTCCTAAAATAGAGGCATTCCCGAGTAATTACAACGACAAACTTGGCGACTCGGTTAGTACGCAGCTACTGCTTTCGATTGGTAGGGCGTTCGGGGTGCATCCCGTCCTGCTTGGCGCAGACCTTGGCAGTAGTCTTGGCCAGAACAATTTGTTGCAAAACGCGATAGACATGTTGCAGCAGCGAGTTAGCTATTATCATAGCTGGCTCGAGCAGCAGTACCAAAAACTTTTTGAAGGGAACGCGCTGGGCATTATACCAAGTGAAATCAAGATTAAGCCGCTTTCATACGCGTTTGAATTGCCCGACAAGGTATGGGATGCCCTGCCTGTGGATGCGAAGTACGACTGGATAGAAGATAATTACGGCATCACAGTGGAGGTAGAAGTCGCCGACCCTTTAGCAGACGACCCAGAGCAAGACAGTATGCCTTTCAATCAAGTGACCGACATTGCGGCTACTTACGAACGCTTTTACCGACTCTTCAACATGACCTACACGGAGCTGGCCAAGTGGCTCGACACTCCTTGCGCCAAGAGCCTTGGCAGCGGTCGCATTTACTCGGATAGGGTGTTGCAATTGCTAAACCTAAACAAAAAGGATTGGGGGTTAGTTGAGGCACGATGGGCAATGCAGTTGCTGGCGAAAGCCGAAAAGATAATGCAATTAAAAGACATGCCAGCAGCTAGTGGGCAATGTATGCCTAGAAAAAAATTGATGCTTAAAAACATAGGGATAGTATGAGTACGTTTATAGCACTGGCTACCTTTCAGGACTATCGCGACAGGGTTGCGTTTAGCCTATATAATGACAGCGGCAAGATGCAGCCACACCTTAGGATTGTGCAGGAGGCATTTATCGAGCCACTGTTAACTACTCCTGTTTATCAGGAGCTAATTACGCAGGTCACAGACGATACACTTACCCCCGACTACTCGACATTGCTAGAGTATGTCAAGCCTGTAATTGTGTTCAAGAGCTATTCGAGGTACTTGGCGATAAACATGTTAGAGGCGACAGAAAAAGGCATTAGGCTCATGCGTGACGACATGGCCGAGCCTCCTACTGTTGAGCAGATAAAGACAATGATTGGGCAGTCAGATGCAGACGCACAGATATATGTGCGCAAGCTAGAAGTATATCTCAACGACAACCTCAGCGTTTACGGGCTTACGTCTTGCGTTGGCGAGAGTAGGCTCACGCTAGGCATTGGCAACGTAGGGAGAGCCGCAGCCAAACCGAATTTGACCGAAAGAAATACAGGTAAATTATTTGACAATCAACAATGAATCAGGTCTTACAGATAGGCACTACGAGAAGGTGGCGGTTGCAATACAGTGGGCATTCGTTCTACCTACTGGTATTCCGCAATGTTCTTAACTCGGCTGTCCAGAAAGCGATATTAACCCCAATAGTAGCTGGGACGCGTTACTTCATTGCTGATATTGCCGACACTAATGGCTATGGGGCTGCCGTACCAGCAAATGCAGAGGTCGACTTGGTATATAGTGGCAATTGGGAAGTTGATGTATACGGGCAATCAGGGATAGTTAATCTTGCGCCTGAAAACGCGACCTATCTTGGGCAATTTCAGTTAACAGTTACAGGCCAAACAGCAACTACTCCTAGTCCTACTCTGCCACAAATATTGACATGTGCGGATGTTAAAGAGTGTATAGGCATTAGCACAACTGGGGACGAAGAGAAGTTCCTCAACGAAAAAGGCGAGTGGATTACGATTGAGGCCGCAGCTACTTCGATAAACGGATTAATTTCGGCTGGCAGCAACGTTACTATTACGGGCAGTGGCACACAAGAAGCCCCATATGTCATTAGTTCTACTGCAAGTGGAGGAGAATCGTTTGACCCTACAACATCTGTGGTTGGCACTATCACGCCTAATAATTCAGCAATTGCGACTGGCGATACTGTGCAGTCTGGCTTTAGCAAGGCGCAAGGCCAGATAAATGCATTATCTGCTGGAAAGCAAAACGCCCTTGGGTACACGCCAGAAAATGCGGCAAACAAAGGAGCAGCTAACGGATATACGCCACTTAATGCATCGAGCAAGATAGATACAACCTATCTTCCAGATGCCGTTCTTGGACAGTTGGCTTACCAAGGTGTGTGGAACGCAAGTACCAATAACCCTTCATTGGCGAGTGGCGTTGGGACAAAAGGATATTACTATATAGTAAGCGTCTCAGGGGCTACCAATCTTGACGGCATTACCGATTGGGTGGTTGGCGACTGGGCTGTTTACAACGGAACTGCGTGGAACAAAATCGACAACACCGATGCCATTAGCTCGTTTAATGGACGCATAGGGGCTATAACCCTAATTTCTGCGGATGTGGCTGCTGCGCTCGGATTTACGCCAGTGAGTGCCGAGACGTTCACTTCGCTCACTTTCGGCTCGACTGTCACTTGGGACAACCAAAACAAGCAGTTGCCTCTAGCTAAACTGACGGTCACAGGGAATTTCACCCTTGGCCTAACAAACGTGAAGAGCGGATGCGCTGCGACACTAATCGTGACCATGAACACGGCAAGTGCCGTTATTATGACATTGCCAGCTTCGTTTACCGACTACCGAAAGGGGACAGGGACTACTATTGGCAGTATCGCCTTGCCCGCCAACAACGGGGCTAGATATTTCGTGTATTACGAATGTGATGCAACTACGCTGTACTGGACGGTAAATGACGGTACGGGGATACTTGCAAGTGGAGACGTGAATATAGACGCTGGCGGCACATCTACAATACAGCCCAATGTCGTAACGTACAACATGATCAACAGCGGCAGTAGGCAATCGATGCTGGTGACAGATAGTACTGTGCAAACGGCATTGAACACCGAAAGTGGATGGTCTGGGGACACAAAAACAGGGATTTCTAATCTCCTTGCTGGGCAATTGTGGGAGGGGACAAACTTGACAGATGGATTAAAATACAGGTACTCTTGCCAAGTAGCTGGGACGGCCACGCGCAACCCCATAGGGAAGGCTGTTGCTATCTCAAGCCTCCCTGTCACCAACCCTACCAGAAGTACAGGCGCGACAGACACTACACAGGCAACGGATACGGTATTGGTAGTAACGGCGGCAGTGACCATTGCGCTTTCCAATTTCCAAAACGGGGAGGTAAAAGAAATCATCAACGACATCTCGGCTGGCGGCACTGTAACCCTGTCTGGAACGGTCTCTGGGGTGGTTAACCCTACATTGAATGCAAGATATAAGTATATGAGGATTAGGCTAGTAGGCAGCACATTTTACAACGTAGGCTCAAACTAACATGCAGATAGTAACGTCAGGTAGCCAGATAATCACATCTGGCAGCAACATAGTGGTGGTAGGCGAATCGCCTTACCTTTTGCCCAATCTCAAGTTTGTGCATGACGTGGGGAGGCAGGCTGCGCAAACCGACAATACCAACTTCGTGACGCTCACCGACTTCACGGGCAACGGGTATTCGGCACAGCAATTAACGTCTGCGAACCAATGGAAGTATCGCACGAACGTGCAAAATGGCCTACCAGCGATACAGTCAGGCGGTACGGTTGAATTTATGGACATTGGGTTGCTAGATTTGCTTAACAATAAGTCTGGCTCTACCTACGGCTGCGTGTACAGGAAGACGGACACCACCACCACTACGCAGCAGACCATTTTCCATATACACCAAAACAGCAGTGCGGCGACTACTGGTCGGCTTGAGATAGTGCCTAGCCGCGCAACCAGCAAGAACACGGGCGGCTTTGCCATCCGTGCAGATGGTGACTCGGCGGTATATGCTGAGGCTGGCGGATACGACAACACGAGCGTGCATTTTATGGCAGTAGTCTGCAACTACACGGCAGGGACAGTCACGCTGTACGTGGATGGGCAATTGATTATTACGCAGCAGCTGACAACCTCTGGCAATACGACCGCCAGCAACAGCTACAAGATTCGCTACGGGTCTAGGACAAACGGCGTTAGCAGCCAGACCAACTATTTCAAAGGGTACTTATTTGAAGATTTCTTTTGCGATACTGCCCTAGGCAAGCCGTATTTGGACGCGATGTGGTCTTATGCAAGAGCAAAGTATGCCTTATGATACCCCAAAACCAAAGAGGTACTCGTAACAGGACTACGCTAGACGTAGTCTTGATGTTTGGCCAATCGAACTGCGAGGGGAACAATTCGGGGGCGCAACCTGCACCATATAACGCAACAGTAAGCAATTGCTTGATATTCTACAAAAACAACGATTCTTCGGCTACTTACAACGGCACTATCCCCTCTCTGTTTTACGGCACTAACAACAACTATCGCACAGGCTCGCTCACAAGCTCTGGGTCAGAATGCGCGTTGGGCTACGATTACTGTAACGCTACTGGCCGCCAACTGCTGATTGTCAAGCTGGGTTACGGAGGCTCGTTGCTCGTGGACGATGGGAGTACCGTTCAGGCCAACGGCATCTGGCAAAAGAATGCTAACTCTACCCGCGCGAGCGGCCTTGTATGGTACAACATATCGCTGTATAATTTTGTATTACCAGCCCTTCGACTTGCGCAGACGGCAGGCTACACGCCTATCGTTCGGGCATTTCTCTGGACGCAAGGCGAATCGGACAGCACGATACTTGCCTGTGCCAATGCCTATGAGTCCACATGGCTCACTACTTTCGATGCGTATAGGGAAGACATTGGGCAGTTCTATCCATCCGCCAGGAGGATAGTGCCTATTGTCACGCGGATTCACAACAATTTCAACGCAGGGACGCGCCCATATTTATCGACCGTGCGGACGGCGTTGGAGAACTGCGCCAATTTGCGAGGGGGATTTTGGCTTAATTCGGACGCGTATGCATTGGAGGCGGACAACATCCACTGGTCGAAGAATGGGCAGATTACGCACGGGCTAGACCAATCAAAAATACTACAACAGATTTGCCTATGAACTTCGACATCACCATACCACACCTAGCCATCAACGGGCATTTGCTGCTAACGATTACGTGGGTATTGGTGTTCATCCTAGTTATGGGGTCGGTCACGCTATGGCTCATAGGCAGGTATTTCGTCAAGCCCATGCTATCGAAAAGGCTTGACGACATCGGGAAGGTCATAGAAGTCGCCCCCGTTCTATACAAGATAGTCGAGAACCACGAGGAAGACAGGACACAGTTTAGAGAGATGAAGCACAACGTCAACGAGCTGGCAAACATAGTCAAAGGCGTTGGGACAAGGATGAAGGAGGTAGAGGTTAGGCATGAGCAGGTGAACGAAGACCACAGCAAGCGGATTATTACTTTGGAGGCAGACGTGAAATTCATAAAAGAATACCATATACGGACATGACCATAAGATTTCAGAAGGCTATACAACACGTACTGGCACACGAGGGAGGCTACAACAACATAGCCGATGACGCCGGCGGTGCTACCAATTACGGGGTTTCGCTTGTGTTTCTCAGAACCGCTAAAAAAGACTTGAACGGAGACGGCAAAATAGACACGCTCGATGTCAAAAACATGACCAAGGCACAGGCCGAAGACATTTACTGGAACAACTTCTGGAAGCCCTATTACGATGTGATGACCGAACGATTGGCCATGAAGTTGTTCGACACTGCCGTGAATACAGGACATGCACGAGCCAACATATTGCTGCAAAGAAGTTTGTTACGCCTGGGAAGCAAAGTAAACATAGATGGCGTGATAGGACAGCAAACCTTGAACGAATGCAAGAGGTATGCAGAGGAACAACTGCTTGTGGCCTACGTGCAAGAGCAGTTGGCGTTTTACAGAAGCCTAGTTACGCGCAAGCCTAGCCAGCAAAAATTCCTAAAAGGATGGGAAAACAGAGCCAATTGGTTGCCACTATAAACAACAAACATATGACAAAACAAATCATTTCTAGATTCAACAGCCCAACGCCTAAGATTGTCAAAAAGCTGCAAAAGATAGCGGCGGCAATAGGCGGCTCTGGCGTAGTGGTCACAGCCTCGATAGCGGTATTCTCTGACTTCACTTTGCCGTCTTGGGTTCCGATGGCTATAGGAGGGGCGGCGTTTCTCAACCACGTCTTGCTTAACCTATTTACAGAGAGCGACAATGAGTAGCCGCCGCCACAACCTTGCCACTGGCCTACTGTTAGCCGTAGTAGTGGGGCTTTTGTTTTACTCTGCCGTTACCTGCGAAAAGCCGCCAACAGCCAAGATAGGCAAGTCGGATACTGTTTACGTACAGGGCGATACGGTAGTGCGATGGGAGACAAGGAAGGATAGCGGTTCGGTAAGGAGAAAGCTAAAGCCAGAAATTCGCTACGTGATTAAGTTCGCCTCCGACAGCGTCCCGAACCCCGATACGGTACACACCTATCACCTTTCGGCTGATACGTTCACCTACGAGGGGATTACCATAGGCATTAGAGACAGTGCCGCAAACGACAGCGTGTACAGGCTTATAGGCATTGTAGACATCGATAGCACCAAGATACTTACCAGAATAGACACGCTACGTATTAGCAGGACAGACACTGTGTTTGTACAGCCAAAGCTCAAGGGCTGGAAGGTCGCGGCATGGGCCATAGCGGTGGGGTTCTTGTTGGGGGTTTGGGTGAGGTAGTGGGGTTGAGCGCAATTGTTAGCTCTCAGTTTAAAACGACAACCAGCCAGTAATTTGAGAAGTCTGAATAATTAACCGTAACAACTTTTTCTTCGAGCAATCTTAAATATTCGTGATAAGTTAAACCGATTTCTTCACTTATTTGCTTTTCAGTTAATTCATTTGAAAGACCCATAATCTTATAATTACCTTCGGGTATTATAATTGGAGTCCATGAAGGGATTAAGTTCTTCTTGCCAAAACATACCATTAAAACAAATCTCATACTTTCTTTATCTTTAATGTGGCATTCTTCTACAATAGTATCGTGAGGCACTGATATAAACAGTCCTTTTACTTTCTCTGTGTTAAATTCTACTATACTATTTGAGTTTATCATATTGTTGGGGGGGGGGTGGTAATTGATTTATAAAATATCTCCATGCTTAATCACAAAGTACAGCTTCCCTTCTTCTGCACCCCATTCTGGGTTGCCTGTTCTTATTTCAATCCCCTTATGCCCAAGCCTCAAAATGCGGTTGGTGTCGGTTGAACTTGGGTAGCCTAAAGTCATAATGTTGTAATCGAATTTCTTTGGCATCAACATTTTCCATTCATTAATTGGCAAAAGAATACTTCCAGCTTCATCCATCGGGTCGTTTCGGTAGATTACCCCAGATTGGACTAATCTACTCCACCAATAGGGGGTAATAACTCTGTAGTCTTCTTTTTTGATGCCAGCTTTGGTCATTTCAAACCACCGCCTCTTTAGGCTTAATTGTAGGTTGCTCATTTGTTGTTTTTTAATATGCCGCACTTAAATAATAAAATGAATATACTTGCCGATGTGGTTTTCAAGTTCTTTAAATATTGAATGCTCATCGTTATCAATCACATAATCGAAACCTCCAGCCCCACAAGTCCAGTAGCTATAGCAACCAGATACGTATGCAGCATAAAGCATTTGCATTGCTATTTCTGCGTATTGTTGCTCAAATGCTTTGTCTTCTGTTGGTCGCTCATCTAATATCACATACCTAACACCGCAACTTGTGCTTTTCTTGGTGCTATCTATAGAATATTCATTCTCGTCTTGACCAGATAACTCATAAAGTTTATCGTAAAGCGAAACGCCATCAATTAGTATATCAGTTATGCGGTCACAACAGGTTAATATCTTTTATTCACCTTGAGTAATTATTCCTTTTAATTCCATAGTTCTATTCTTTACCTCCCAACGCCTCTGCCATTTTACGACACTACGCAATTATCTAATTCTTTTAGTTTCGACAATTCATCATTAAGTTCTTTTTCGGCTTTTGACTTTAATTTTTTTGCTTCATTTTCTATGCTTTCAGCAATAGACATCATAATGTTTTCTTTATTATTATTAAGGTAAAGCATCAAGTGTTTTTTAAAAACATCTCCATCTAAGTCAATCTGTCTGTAAGTATCCGACGACCCATGAGTTCCACACCAAGCTGCAAAATGTATCTTTATCTCACAGTCTTTATACCACCCATCAGAGCTACCTTCGACAAATCCATATCTTGTTTTATCATAGGTCTTTTCGTCTGCACGCCACATAGGAATTTTCCTTTGAAACAAATCCCTAATTTGATTAACGTTTGTAAGTAATTTCTTTACTTGTTTTAATGCTTCCATTTCTTTTATATTTTTTGTTTAAAAATTATTTGTTTGTGTGCCTTGCTTATATCGTTTTCAACGCCTCAGTCATCAACGCGTTTAGTCTCTTCGTAAATACAGCCCTCTCCTCAATCGACAGCTTCTGCATGGCCGACACAGCCCTTCCAATGCTCTCAAACATGTAATCAAGAGCTTTTTCGTCATCCCGTATAAACTCTTTCGAAATGGCCTTTATCCCAAGCTTTACCTGTCCGTGCGTTTGGAGCATCTGGGTCGAAAGCCTCCTGTCGTGGAGGCAGATAATATTGCGGTAAGGCCATGCCGCGTCAAACCATCCGTTCACCATGTGTAGGTGCGCAGATATGTTGGTAAGACACTGCAAGATGTCGTTTGTCAGTGGGTCGTGCGCCTGTTCTTGTGTTTGTGGCATTTTAGTTCTTCTCTTTTAGTTTTTGTTGGAAATATTGTTTTAGGGCTATCTTCTCGGCTTGTGGGACAAAAACATGCTCCCCGTTGTTATGTCTGTTTAGTAGCTCGCGGTTAAATGCCTCGTTGACACGTTGCCTAACCCTAGCCCTACATTCTTCAACAGCTTCGTTGATATGCTCGTCAGTTAGGCTAACATGGCCAATTTCTTTTAGCTTGGCAAAGAGCAAGCCCCCAATGTCAACTATGTTGCGACCTGCACGAACGTTTGCCATGTTGTCAAGATAGGACTGCCGCAACTTCGCATCTACCTCTGCCTTTGTAGCCTCTGATACTTGCGGCAACATAAGCCTTTGCCTTTCGTCCTCTATCTCCTTCATCACAGCCTTACGCTCGTTTAGAGCAATATAAGCCTTGATGTAAGATATGAACGCATTTACACACGGTCTTTGCAGCTCCCCGAATACCCCGTTTGCGCCGTAGACAATTGCTAAGTAAACCTCTCCTGCGTGCAAATGCTGAAAGTACGTGGAGATGTCTTTTACGAGCATAGCCAACATCTCGGATATGTATTGCGATTGCCCCTCAGAGGTAAAGCCACCGCGAATGTAGTACTCTTGAAGGGAGGTTTTTACCCTCTCTTTTAAAGCCTGTTGGTCTGTGCATTTAGGAGTCTTGAATGCCTCCAAAATGTGCATCTTACTTACTGCTAGCATTTTGTTGTAGTTGTGATTTTAAGCGATTCGCGTCCTCTACGGCGTAGTCTACCAGTTCGCCATACTTTTGACGTTCTTCTGTGGTAAGTAGCTGCTGGAGGCGCACAAGGTTAGCACGTAGTTGCTCGGCGAGTGTATTGGCATCTGGGGTCATTTTGGAATTGTTTATCTATAACACAAATATACACAATAATATTAAGATAGCTAGCTGGCAATGGTTTTTTATGCAAACTGGCTAATAATGACCGCGTCTCGAATGTCATCATTGACGTACCTCCTAGGAAACCCGTTGGCATTGTCGAACGCTATCCGTCCTTCGGGCGTCCAAGACCCGTTGATTTTAAATGGCTTCTTATTGATTGGGCGTATAACTTTCGGGTTGAATTTGTAATGCGTTAGCAAATCGGCAATTGCCATCCCATATCCAGCGTTCTTCCCAGTATCGTTTGCAACAGCCTCTCCATATCTAGCCGTCTTGGCTCTTACTCTAAAGTTGGATTTCTTGACAAGCCACCCTCCTTCTATCGCAACAAGTACACGAGCCTCTGGGTTAAATGTCTTGAGCGCAATCAGTTCGGTAACCAATTCCCCGATTGTCCATGCCTCTAGCCTAGTGATAACCCCATCGTGGCGAATACACACGCCAGAACGGTTAATGTCTGGGTCAATGCCTACTTGTATCTTCATCTTGCTATATATAAAAACTCGTTGTGTAGCCTATAAGCCTCTTTTAAGTTTGTAATGGTTGTCGCGTCCTTTAAATGGCGGTACTTCACGCCTATTTCAGAATCAAAAAAGAACTGCTCGTCACTGATTACGGTCGCCGATTTTAGCATTTCGACTATCTGGTTGCGAACTGGCAAGTACTTCTCGATTGCTGCATTCATCTCGTCCACAATTGCCTCATCGACCGAGACCTCAAACAGCCTGAATCGAGAATCAAGAGGAATGTCGTACTCGCGCCATTCCTCCATTGCAAATGTTTCAGGGCGTGTACAATAGTAGCATATGATTGCGCGAGAAGAATTGCACGCCCACATCTGCATGTTAAGCTGATAGGCATAAGGCCGCGCAATCTTGGCAACATGTTCAAAGAACGACATCGGCGTATATGGACATTTTATGTCCAAAGGGATGCCGTCTATTAGCACATCAGGGCTAGCCCCACAGACATCATTGATTGGGATGTAGTCGTCATGCCATAACGCATTAGGGTAGAGTGGCTTGACGACCAACTCAAACGCGTTATGCTGATTGACTGCGCCGTGTCTCATGGCCGCAGTCTCGAGGTCTTTTTCTATGCCAATAATTTCTAATGCGAGGTCAAGGCAGTAAGATTGTGCCGTCTTTGTTTTTGTCTGGTCGACAGGACACAAGTCGACTATGCGACTTGCGGAGAATACTCCTTTGGGTTTGTTTGCCAATTCCATTACACTAGAGAGTCAAGGGTATCGAATTGTTCTTTAGTAAGCTCGTATGTAGAGCATGCGCCAGAAAAGTACTTTTGCTTTTTCTCGGAGGTGTCTGCCTCGGAGATAGCCTTGTAAATTTGCGCCCACTTCTCAGGAGTTACAGGCTGCTTTTTAACTAGCTGTGGAGGTGCAGATACAGGGGTGCTTGTTGCAGACTCTGGTAAGTCTTCGCCTGCGTAAATGTAGAGGCCAAGACCAAACATGGCGAGGTTCTTTGTGAGGCAGCGCATAATTGCCGTGTTGATGTCGAACATGGTGGCTGGCTCTACTTCTCTGTCGAGATACTTTCCAGTCCACTTGGCATTAACATATTCTTTGGCCTTGTACGAATATTGTGTAGCCTTTTGTGCTTTGTTGTTGCCATCCATCACTGGTAGCTGCATAGAAATCGTTTCGCCTCCGATAGTAACCTCTGTTTCCACAAGATAACCAAGGTCTGTGTCGAATAGATAAGGTTTGCCATCGTACTTTACGACCTTGTAGTTTGCACCGGGAAATTGTTTTTTGGTTTCTGCCCAAGCCCAAGCCCAAGATAGGTAGGTAAGGCCGTTTTTCTTTTCGGTGTGGCTATTGCAATCTATCGCGTATAGCGTTGCAAAAGTCGATTGTGTTTTTTCGCTCATGGTTGTAAGAATTGATTAATATATGCCGCTGTCCTTCATCGTCTCTGCTCTGTTGTCAAAGTATTCTTGCCAGTAATCGTCTTGACGCTGCTTGATGTCATCACGCAGCCTCTGAGCATGTTTGTATTCTCCGAGGGCATCTAGTGCCTCGATTAGCCGTTCTTCTTCTGATGAAGTGGCTGTCTCCCAGATGGTTTCGATTATAAAGTCGATTGCCTCGTCTCGTGTCATAATATTGAGATTTATGTTTAACTCTGATTTATTGATTATAGAAACTTTTGTCTACATCTTTTGTACGCCTGTCAGTATGTCTAGTAGCGTAGACATGTCCACGCATGTAGACGGTCGGGCATGTAGCATCTGTCTGCCAATCTCCATCAAGAAGAGATGGCACAAAGGCTTGTCGATAATTCTGGCGAAGTGTAGGATGGTTGTCATAGGGGTGTTTGGTATTGTTATTAAAGTTTTGTCCAATTGCCATATATAAACCCTTCTGGCATCTTCGAGGTAGGTAACTTGTATCCTATTTTTTCGCCTCGAAAGACAAGCGTAGAGAAATTCCTCTGCCATCTTTTGCGGCCAACTACTGTAATCGTAATACTTTCTTTGTCAAAAACAGCAGATTCTACGGCGTAGAAACCAAACTTAAAATCCCTTTTGCACAAATTCTTTGTATAGTATCCAAATGTATAAGGGCTTATCTCGTCAAACCCTCGCTTATGGCCTGTTTTGTACGTAATCACGTCTTCAATTTCCTTTCCCAAAACAGCCTCTATTTCGGCAGCTTTCTCCAGCGGAATAAGGTTTGTTTTTGTTAGCTTTTCGGTCTTCATGTTTACTGCGTTTATGTGCCACAAATATACACACTATTAATCTACTTATCCAAATTGTTGGATATTTTTTTTACAGCCCCTCAAAAATAGCTCTAACTGATGCGGCCTTGTCATTCTTCTGCTCTGCGTTTTTCGCCCCTTTCAGAATAGCCAAAATCTCGTTCATACGCGACGCAATGAAGCTCGGTGATACATTCTCTTGGAAAAACCTTGGAAGTGTCTTGTAGCGGCTAAAAATGGCCAAAAACAGGGTGTTTGTGTCTGACGAGGTTTGCGCCGCAAGATTATTGAGGTATTCAGACATTTTAGCGATGCCTACCCAATCCTTTTTAGCCATTTGATATTCCAGCCCGTATTCGTTTTGGTACCACTCTTGGAACAGCTCATATACCTCGTTTTTTTTTCTCGGGGTTGTCGAAAAGTCGACAACGGGTAAAGTAGGCGTGTCTATGTGTATACTTTCGTTTAACTCTTTAACTTCTCCTTTCTCTTTATCCTTATTCTTATTCTTATTCTTTAATACTTGCTTTGGGGGTATGTCGGAGGGTACTAAGGGGTCACCCCCTGAGCCACCCCCAGAGGGTGTTAGCTCGGAAGTAGCTATGACATAGCCAGTTAGTTGTTTTTCCAAGCTATGTTTAACGCCTGCCCAAGCAACTGCGAGAACTCCAGAAAAAACAGGTGTTGCACCAACTAATTGATGATTAATGATGGCTTCGTAAAACTCAAGCCGATATTTCTTCGGGAGTTGATTCGCAATGTCTGCAAAGGAACGATAGAAATTAAACTGCTTACGCTCCTTCATAGCCTAGTGTTTTCAAGTAGTTGGTGAGCAATGGCCAATACTTTACTGGTAGCGGTTGCCTCCCCTTTATGGCCTTGGCGAGCATGCCAGCAGGTATCTCGCACTTACGTTCGATTTCGCGAACGTTAAGGCGGTGAGATGTGATGTGGGTGAATAATGTGTTGGCCATATTGTTACTTTAAAGGGCATTCTATGGATAGGTAAGACCAAGGATAAGCCTCTCCTTCGGCTTGGTTGCTTTTCTTTTGACAGTCAAAGCAATAGTGCATTCCGTCTTTTTTGTGAGAATAAAATCTAACCTCCCAATTATTATGATTATTGTGCTTAACCCACACCATCGTATCAATGGGGATTTCTGGCTCTGGCCGTTCGTAGGTAGCTCCGATTACTTTAATTTCGAAGGGGGTAAAGGAAAGGCGCTGGCTTTCCTTTTCTTCTCCAACATAGTAGCCATCCTCTGTAAATGCATAAGCGTTCCCATCGGACGTTCTGACAATAATTGGATATTCTGGCGGGTGGTCATATTCGATTAACCAGATAATGCCCTGTTTCACTTGGTTATCCGAGCAAAAATACACGGTGTCTCCTACTTTGTAGTTCATGGTTATGGGGTTTGGTTTGAAAATGGTTTTATCCTTAAACAGAGTGTGCAATCTCTCTTATTTCTGGTGCGCCAAGCGTAAGAAGCTCAAACCTTTCGTTTGTTATCTTGCTGCAAACCTTCATCCTTACCCAGTTGCGCCACTGTTTTGACGGGTATTCTTCAATCCTGTCCTTTATGCGTGCCAAGAAATCGGGGTGCGACTTGAAGTAAGAGACCAGAAGCTCCTTTTGGTCGCCTAGCTCGGCTATCTCGGCCTTTAGCTTTGCCTGTGCCTCGGCTGCCCTTTTCTTGGCCTGTTCGTGCTGTTCGAACCACCATAGGTATGTGGCTATTTTTTTCATAATTGTGTGTTTTAGTTTTGGCTACTGTTTCTATGACACAAATATACACACTATTTTAGTTTATCCAAAAATTAGGATAAATTATTTTAGATGCAGAGTGCAGAGTGGCCGCAATGTTTGTTTTTGCAACAAAATATGTATATTTGCGTTAGATTAAAGAAATGAAACACGCCGTACAGTATAAGAAAGAGTTGCTAATCGACTACATGCACTACACAGGTAAAATGACTGCCTATGCGGTGCAGAGAGACGTAGGTATTAACCACAATTCTATCCGCCAAATTATCTCAGGGAAACAGCTCATATCCGAGGCAATGGCCAAGCGAATATTTAAGGCGGGAGAAGAGGAAGGGATTGTTTTATTCGGCGATTATCGCACGAATAAGGCTTACAAAAACACCTTATTGATCGACCTGATGACCCAGAACTCAATTTCCAAAACGAAGATGTGTAAGCTAATCAATACGCATTACCCAACAGTATGCCGACTAATGTCTGGTGGAAAGACGGTGACCTCTTCGGTCGTTGACAAGCTAAAACAACACTACCCTGACTTTAACTATAATAAGTACGAGCTATGAAGTATCTAATCCCGTTACTCGCAATCCTGTTCTTTTCCTGCAAAAAAAAGGCTGACGACCCAAGGCCAATTACCAAACAAGAGCCGACCCGTGTAAAAGTAGCAGTAGTATTCTTTGCCAGCAACCCGTCCGATAGTATCAGCAAGCTACGGGTGACTATTAATGGGGAAAGCAATTGGGTAACGGAGCGCAATCAGGTCGGTGGCAAGCCGATTGAAAGGCAGCTTGCGGTTGGCGATAGTATTAACGTATCTTCGCAGGAGTGGAGGACTTTTATGCTATTCGCAGAGGTCGAAGGCAAGATGCAGCAGATAGGGGAGAAGTACGAGTATGGGGTTGGCTACAAGGCAAAATAATACACATGACTACGTATTCGGACACTAAAAAGAACGCAATGATTGAGGCGTTGGAGAAGACACTGGGCATTGTTACAGATGCGTGCAAGATGGTGGGTATTGCTCGCTCTACTCATTACAAATGGATGGATGATGACGAGCAGTATAAGGCTGAGGTCGAAGAACTGTCAAATTTGGTCTTGGATTTTGCTGAAAGCAAGCTGCATGAAAACATTAACAATAACGACACCACCGCTATTATTTTTCTTTTAAAAACCAGAGGCAAGAAGAGAGGCTATGTCGAGCGGCAAGAGATAGACGCGAACATTTTCCAAAAAAACCTGCCAGACTGGCTGCAAGATGGCGACTCTCAACCCTAATTTTACCTTCCTTCGTGACAACATAAAAGATACCCGTGTCTTGGCTTTACAAGGCGGCACGAGGTCAGGCAAGACGTACAGTACTCTTCAGTTTATAATCAACCAGTGCCTACGCTACTCTGGCCTAGAAATTAGTATAGTGCGCCGCACGATGCCAGCATTAAAGGCAACCGTCTATAAAGATTTTTTCGATATACTTATTGGCGTTGGCCAATACAACCCAGCAGCCCACAATAAGACAGACAAGGTTTATGTGCTTAACGGCAACACGATTGATTTCTTCTCCCTAGACGACCACCTAAAGGTGCATGGGAGAAAGCGAGACATACTATACGTAAACGAGGCTAATGAGGTCGATTACGCCATTTACAAGCAATTGGTACTAAGGACAAGGGGTCGTGTAATCATTGACTACAACCCTTCCGAATACGACAGTTGGGTTTACGACAAGGTGTTGCCTAGGAGCGACTGCAAGCATATAATCACAACCTATCGCGACAACCCTTTCCTTTCCTCCGAGCAGATAAACGAAATCGAGAGGCTAAAAGATGAGGACGAGGATAGTTGGAAGGTGTATGGCGAAGGCGTTCGGGGTTCAGGAGGTCAGTCGCTTATCTATAACTATAACGAGTTTGATACATGCCCAGCTACCGATATTAAAATCTACGGTCTTGATTTCGGCTTTTCAAACGACCCATTGGCGTTGCTCGAAATTGATATTGATGGCGAAGACGCTTATATCACGGAAAAGTTATATCAAACTAAGCTAACAACCTCGGATATTTTGGCACTGCTCCCCGAAATAGTCCAAAATAAGTCCTGCCCAATATGGGCAGACGGAGCAAGGCCAGAAATCATCGAAGAGATATTCAGGCAAGGCTATGACATTAAAGCTGCGAAAAAAGGGGCAGGTTGTCGGGAAGAAGGGATAAGCACAGTAAAGAGGTATAGGCTGCATGTACATCGAGGGGCATTCAACACGCTAAAAGAAATCCGTAGTTACAGGTTCAAGAAGGATGCTCTTGGCAACCCAACGCGTACGCCAGTCGAGTTCCTAGACCACGCGATGGATGCAATGCGCTACGCTCTGCACAGTTGGCACATGGAGAACAAGGTGCTTGCCGAAAGGCCATCGGCAAACTTTGTGAATAAAAAAACGCCATCGAAGAAGTGGATATAATATTATTGTGTATATTTGAGGCATAGGTAAACAATAGCCATGCTGACAAAAGAACACGTAAGGGAGGTACTTGCCTCCACCATAGAAAACAAGGAAAAGGACAAGAAAAAGCTATCCGTATACAAGGAAGCCTGCGAGTTCCTGCAATGCAACATCCTGACGGAGGAGGGACTGCTAAAGCAGTACAGAAAGCTCGGTCCAAGAGGGACACGCTGCTAAGGACAATAGACGTGCAGCTGACCGTAAACGAGTCCTCCATGAAGGCCACGCACGGAACCATCCGAAAGGCCAAGAAGGCCATGCTGAAAGACCTCGAAATCCGTAGCCTGAACAGGAGCATAACCGTCCTTGGTTATATCCTAGGATTGATAGAGGTAAAATAGCCAAAAAGACTCGTCTGGAGTACTTTCTAAAATAGTGGCCATGACCGAACGAAAACAGCTCAAGAAGAGACTTGCCAAGCTTAAACGCTACAAGGCGAATTTGCCAAGGCTTATTGATTGCAGCAACGTTTATGGCGATGGATATTACACAGAAAGGGACTTGGAAGAAGTCGAAAAGCAGATTGCCGAACAAAGTAAACTCATTAAAAGCAAACAGCAATGTTGAAAGTGGGTGGATTGGCACGGATTTGTAAAATGTATGGCTCAATCGAAGTGAGGGATGCAAATGGCAACAAAGTAACTTGGCTTTGGGATTATAAAAATGACGAGCCAAGATTAAAGTCGGAGATGACAAAAGAAGAAATCGGAGAAAGCGAAAAAGCCAAGTGGCAACAAATTAAATCCCAGATTATAAAATGAAAAATGTATCAAAAATAAAAAGACGATTGCTTTTTATAATTGCCGTGTGCTGGCGGCTGGGGTTCTTTCCTCGTGTAAGGATGAGAAATACCCAAAGTACAGCTTATCAACAAAAGAAGTCATCCCAGAAGAAGCTAGAGAAAAGTACACGGAATTTATCATAAGAACCGTTTCTGCCGCAAGCCACCGCATGACAACGTGTGACTACGAAGACCCAGAAGACTTAGTTAGACAAGCGGAGCAAACAGCTTTTAACTTATACTCAAAAGAAATTCAAGTCCTAAAACTGCAAAGTTGTAAAAATTGTATGTCTGGCTATATAGAGCCAAGCAATTTCTCTGAGTATCAGAAACAGGTATTTGACAGCTTCCAAAATAACCGCTAATAACTATGAAAACACTAAAACAATTACTCCTTGAGCTAAAAGCTTGCGACCCTGCAATAGAATGGGCATTGATTGAATGTAACGATAACGCCTTGGGAGGGCTTTGTAAAACCCAATTAATAAAATGAACAAGTTTAATCCCACTTGCCTTGTAACAGGCAAAAAAGACAACCTTAAAATGCACGCTGTCAGAAATGAAAAAGGCGATATGATAGGCTGGGTGTTTCTTCACGAAAGTGTTGAGTTTGAAACTTCTGATGTAAAAATTGATTGGGGGTTCAAGGCTTCAATACAGAAGTAAAAACGTGGTTCTCGTAGGATGCTCGGTGTCGGGTGTCCTACGGTTGCCACTAACGTTCAAAGTATTGCTTTGCAGTTTGGGCAATTGAAAACCGTCAAGCTGAATTTATTATTAACGCTAAATAGAATTACTATGTTGAAGTTTATTCGTCAAGCCCAAATTGCAGCAATACACTTGTTATGTGCTGCCTTTGGTCACAAGTACAAATTAAAAAGAAGAATTAATTATCAAATTGCGGAACTTACTTGTAAAAGATGTAAAAAAGAATTTGGTATAAATAAGCAAGTGCAATCTGTTTTACCTATGGATGATGAATTAAAAGCTATCCACGAAGATTTGTTGTCTTTGCACAAAGAACGTCTGTCTTTAAGGTAGCACATAACGGTGGCGATTGGCGAAGTAAAAGCCTTGCACCAATGCTTATGGTTAGCACTACACTTGATGGCTTTTATTTTGCCAATTGCGTGTTAGCTGCTGTTTTTTTCTATTTGATTATCAGTGCCATAGAAAATAATTTAAAAATATCTTTGAAAAAGTTTGCAGTTTCAAAATAAAGGTGTATTTTTACACCAGATTTAAAAACAAACAAAATGACACTAACAGAAAAAATCAACAGCAATCCTTACTTGAAAGTAAGCAACTGCACAGACATTGCAGACCTTGAATATGCAATGGACGAACTTAGAAAACTTGATTCAGAGTTTGGGGAAAACAACAAAACTCTTCTGAAACTTTGGGCAAAGTTCTTAGACAAAAAAAATAAGTTGGAGGCGAAAACCTCCACTTCTAATATGCACCCAATTTTTGAACAAGCACTAAAACCATTTGGAATAAAATGAAAACATTTTACGTTAAACTCCTAATTTTCCAAACAATATTTTACGCATTGTTTTGGTGTATGTGTTACGCAGAAGATGCTTTGACTAATGATGGTAAAATACTTTGGAAACCTATGGTTATTACATTTTACTCAATATCAGTTTTAGTAACTTTTATTATACCAATGATTAAACAATTAAAAGATGAAAAAATACACAGCAAAAGAACTAACTAAATATGCTGAAAAAATAGGTTTTAATAAGCCTAAAGTATGGTATTCAAGAATGGATGGGTGGTGGTTGGAAACTGATAAAATAGAAGAATATTTAGGCGTTTGGAGTTCCGAAGCTAAAAGTAAATTAACTGAATTATGTGAGGGTGTTTTTTCTTTAAAAGAAACAAGGGGAGGCACTCGGAAAGGGTCGGGTGCAAAACCTAAATACAACGAAGAAACAAAAACGGTTGCTTTTCGCTGTCCATTGTCAAAAGTTGATGAAATGAAAATTGTTGTCAATTCTAAACTTTCGGAGTGGTCGGTAAAATAGCAGCTAACATAAAAGCATTGGCGAAGAAGGGGCTTTATAGCACTTCGCTCAATAATAGTACAAAAGTTTAATTAATAACAAAAGGCTCAATAACATTCGTCAGCCCCTTTTTTGCCAATGCAATGTTAGTGGCTGCCGTTTTCACGATAAAACTTCTGGGCGGAGTTATAAAACCCACAAAAAATAAAATGGATAAGTTTAATCCTACCTGCCTTGTTACAGGCAAAAAAGACAACCTTAAAATGCACGCTGTAAGAGATGAAAAGGGCGATATGATAGGTTGGGTATTTCTTCACGAAAGTGTTGTATTTGAAACTTCTGATGTAAAAATTGATTGGGGTTTTAAAGCTTCAATTTCGTAGTAAAAAAATGTGGTTTCGTAGGACGGCTAGACGGGGAGAGCCAAAGTATAAAGTATTCAGTAAGTGAGATAAAACCAATCCAATGAAAAAAGAACACGCCATAAACGTACTCAACCGCATACGGTCGATAC